AGGAATGCCAAAAGGAATGTCAGGAATGCCACAAGGAATGCCAGGAATGTCGCAAGGAATGTCAGGAATGCCACAAGGAATGTCAGGAATGCCACAAGGAATGTCAGGAATGCCACAAGGAATGTCAGGAATGCCACAAGGAATGTCACACGGAATGTCAGGAATGTCGCAAGGAATGCCAGGAATGCAACAAGGAATGCAACCACCTATAGTAGGAATTGGTGGAAATAATAATATGAATCAAGAAAATATGAATCAAGAAAATATGAATCAAGAAAATATGAATCAAACAGGAGGAAATTATCAAAATCCAAATTTTTTTTTTTGAATAATAAAAAAATAAGAAATATTCCAAAATATAATAATAATAATAATATAATAAAACAAGGAGGCGGAGAAAGAGTAATACCTAAATATATAAATACAAAAAATAGTACATACAAAAGTAAAGATATAAATAGACAGCATTATACAAATAAAAATCCAGAAAAAAAAAACGATACAAATGATGATTTAATTTCATTTAAAATAAATAAAGATATGATTACTAATATGGCTAATACTGTTCCAGCTTATAGACAAATATATCCATCACCATATATTCCCGTAAAATATCCAATGCCCAATAATCCACATGTTACAAATTTTGGAACACAACCAATGTATGGTCCAAATAATATACCAATTATAAATAACTATAAAATAGAAACAGGTGGATTTAATGTAGATCATTCTAATTTAAATCAAATTTATGAAGATATTTTACCTATTGAAATAAGAAATAGTTCTTTTGAAACAATTAAAGATAGAATGTTATTATATACTTATTTAAGATCTACATTTATTAATTATGCGGATGGTGAAAATATAGATTTAAATAATTCAGGAATGAGTGGAGGTCGTAAAAGAAAAACATTTAATATATTAGATAGAGTTAAATTAATGGATTTTAATCCATTTAATATTAATAAATTTACATCAAATCCATATGCTAATTTAGCAGATAACATGTTATTATATCGTAGTTGTTATCCATTAAATTTAAATATAAGTAGTAAAAAATTACAATGTAGTAAAAATAATTTAGGTATTAATATTAGAATTTATGATATGAATGTAGCAGAATTAAGTGCTAAAAAAATGTCAAGTAAATTTGATTGGCATAGATTTGATTTATGGAGAGAAATAGGTTTTTATGAATATATTAAAGAACATATTATTAAAAGAAAAATATGTCCTAATTTTAATTTAATGTATTCATATTATATATGTGATAATCATGTTATAGATTTTAAAAAATTTAATTTAGTAAAAAAGAAAGGTATGAATGAGAATGAAATTAAAAAACAATTAATAAAAAAGCAAAATGACGAAAAAATAATAATGGATGCTATTACACATGAATTAAGAAAAAGAGGTAAAGAAAGTCGTTTAGGATTTATATATAGAACTGACAAACATTCAGAACCTTTTAAATTTGGATCCTTTATACAAAACATTTCAACTAGAGATGTAGCTTATATTACCGATATTCCATATGATGATAATAGTTTATTTTATATAAAAAGGATAAATTTAAATGATAATATTGATAATATTGAAAGTATTAAATGGGATATTTTATATAATAATTGGGAAATTATAAATTCTAATAATTTAACAGCTATTTTAGGAGGTAATCTCAATAGTAATATAATAAAAAATTTAGAAAATAATACTAAACTACTACAAGAAAATGAAATAAATAATATTTTAAGAAGATATAATCCATTTTTTCCATCAGGATCTTGTTTAATCGCTTTAACAGAATCATATAACTATCCTTTAAGACTTTGGGCATCAAGAATTTATGAAAAAGATTTAAATGTAACAAATAAAATGATTAATACAGGTTTTCATAGTGAAATAGTATGGTTTTCGATATTATTTCAATTATTTGTAGCAATGACAGTCATGTATAACAAAAAAATATGTATAACAGATATGAAAATGGATGATAACGTATTTATTAAATTTGTAGGTAGAGAAGATAATAATAATGGATATTGGAAATATATTATTAATGATGTTGAATATTTTATTCCTAATTATGGTTATATGGTTATTATAGATACTAATTATAAAGAAATAACTGCTCCGACATCTACATTAATTGATGGTATATATACAGGTAATAAAAAAAAAATATATTCTTCTAGTATATTTCCAAAATATGATAAAGACGATAAAGGAACCAAAGAACCAACACCAGAAGTTAATGATGCCGATAATTATATAGATAATGAGAATTTAAAAAATTTTAAACAAATTTTTAACAAGGATAATTTTGATAGTGGCCATATGGGTTATGGTGGAATATCGCCACCAGAGAAAGTAATCAAATTGTTAAATGACATACAAAAATCAATAGGAGGAAGTATATCAGGTAATCTCTTAGAACAAATATTAGTGGAGAATTTTACATTATTTTTACATAATAGAATTGGAACAAATGTATTAAAAGAAGAAGAAGAATATATAAATTTTGGCATTCCTGTAGCAGATAAAAAATCTGGAACAATATATGCTACTCAAGATAAAAAATTTGCATTGTATGTTGACTATAAAAAAACTAATGCTATTGTATTAGATTTAGAAGATCAACCTATAAAGGATGATCAACTATTATTTAGTTTTAATTCTCGTGAACCACTTGCTCTTAATTATAAATTAGTTAATCAAAAATTTACTACAGATAATTTATTAGATACTTATATAATTTTTATATAATTTTTTTTTATTTTAAAATAAATTATTATATATATATATATATAATAATTTATGAATAATTTTTATGATTTAGATAATCAAAATAAAAATGGATTTGATAATATAAATGATACAAATATACCAACATTTTTACTATTTAGCAATGATAATCAAAATAATAAAAGTTTTAATATAATGTCAAATAATATTATTAATAATAATATAAATTTTAAAGATATAGAAAATAAATTTTTTAATAATAATAATATAAATTATATACAAAAAGAATTAATATCAAGGGTTTATATGAAAACTAATAAAAAATATAAAATAATAGAACAAAATATATTAAAAATTAGATCAATTATGAATCAAATATATGAATATTATTTTAAATATACAAATGAAAATATAAATATTCAATTAACTAAATTAAATGAAAAAACATTAAGTATTTTAGTAAAACAAGTTTTAAATCATTTATCTCAATATAATAAATATTCATATGACATAAATAATTTTTTAAATAATAATGTAGGTAATTTATATAAGGATAATACTAATAATTTTTTAAATACTAATACAAAAGGAACTAAAATAATTGATATTAGTAATCGATTACAGGATTTATATAATTAATTATATTATTATAATTATATAATTATAGATTATAAAAATAATTACTTAAGTTAGAAGAATAATCTGCTAATCCTGTAACATTTTTATCATCTACATTTCTATAAAATAATATAGTACTATATTGTTCTAATAATTCTTCCGCATTTTCAGAATGTGTAGAATTTATTTTATTTGAGTTTAATGATAAAATTGGTGTATTGAAGCGTATATCCTTATCCTGATCTTTTATAGATTTTAATTCTAATGATTTTAATGGCATATTTAATTGTGTTACTGCTGAAGGATTATATAAGAAAAAATCATCAACAGTATGACCTACTGTATGTTTAAAGTTATTTAATATAGCACTTGATCCTATGATCACTTCATGACTATGATTAACAAGCTCACTGTTTACATTTAATTTAATTGCTGATTGTAAATGATAATTCATATCTTTAATCTTTAAACTATTATCAACTATAACAGGTGTAGTATTTATTCTATCAATACCAGCATAATTTCTTGGTACTCTATTCCATTCTTGTGAAGGTCTTATTAAATTACTATAATCTACTCTCATCATTCTTCTAGGAATATTAATAATTAATACACTTTTAGAATATATAACATTTACTTGTCTCGGTAATATAACTTTTAAATCTCTATCATAAAAATATTGTGTTGAATTTAATACATATTTTACATCTCTAATATTTTGTCCTGCTCTATCAACATTAGATGAACCTAATCTTAATGATAATATAGGTGTTGATTCTACTCTAATATTTAATCCACCTGCATCTGGTCGTAAAGGATAGTTAACTTCAAAATTATGTTGCATACTTGTTTCTACAATAGTTGGTCTCATTGAAAAAGCACTTAATAATCTTCTAATAATAACTCCTTCATCTCCCATATGTAAAAAATCTGGTGCATCGTCATAGTTATTTAATTTACAATTATTTGAACTTATTAAAAAGAAATTAGATGAACAATCATAATATTTACCATATCTTAACATTAATACAGATTGCCATATACTATATTGTAATTCTGATCTTAATTGTAGATCTAATAATGGGGATTTTGTAGAACAAGCCATATCAGATGGATCAGAAATAATATCATAAAATAATTCATAATCATGTGATGTTATTAATTGCTTATTATCTTTTCTTGTTTTAATTATTCTTGGAATACTTGCTAATAATATATGATCATCAAATAACTGAAATTTTGGAATAAACATAGCTGCTAAAATAGGATGAATAGAACATGAAGGATTATCCGTACCTGTACTATTATTAAATCTTCCCGTCATTGCTGCTATATCAAATCCTTTATATGTCATACTCTGTAAAGATATTTGAGAGTGTATTGCTTTTGTTTCTGCTTCTAATCTTAAAATTTTATCTAAATGTTTATATTGGTCGCTATCAATATTCATTTTATCACCTGTTCTATCAGATCTACCTAATGTTTTTGTCATCATAGTATATGGAGAATAGAATTTTTTAATTTTTTTATCTGTTGTTTGTCCCAACATATATTTTTCATATATTCTTTTGAAAAGTGAAAATTCAACATCTGATAAATTATATTTTTTTTTATATGGAATTACTTTTTTTAATAAAGTATGTAATGGATATTGAAGTCCATATTTATTTAATACTACTTTTGCAAATTTTTTAGCATTTTTTTTTTGTTCTCTTGTAATATCCATATAATTTTCTTGAATTTGTTCTATTAATTCGTGATCATTATATTTACTTCGAAGTCTTGCAATTACATTTTCAGATAAATATTCATTTTCATTGTTTTCTTTCATTAAATTTTCTACTTCTTGTTCTATAATATTTTTTTTATTTGGATTAGC